CTTTACCGGATGAATGGAGAAACAATGAACTATAAATTTAATGAAGGACAATTAATACAAGAACTAAAAGAGTATATTGATGGTACATATGGAGAGCACTATGCTTCTGATAAGTATCAAGCAACAGATATCATCATTGATTCTGGACATGGAGAAGGATTTACTCTTGGAAACATTATGAAATATGCTAAACGCTATGGAAATAAAGAAGGAAAGAACAGAAAAGACTTGCTAAAAATTTTACATTATGGTATAATAATGTTACACGTACACGATATGGAGAAGAATTAATGGAAGACAAAGTTGGACCTAAAGAATATTTAGGAATTAAAATTAACTATGACAATGAATCGAAGCTAGATAAATTTAGTCTTGATACATTACAAGACAGATATTTTATCAAAGGAGAAACACATGCACAAGAAGCATTCGCAAGAGCATCCGTCTTCGGAGCAACCTACAAAAACATTACTGATTATGAATTGGCTCAAAGACTTTATGAATACAGCTCCAATTGTTGGTTTATGTTTAGCACCCCTATACTTAGTAACGGGGGAACCAGTCGTGGGCTTCCTATTAGCTGCTTCCTCAATTATGTTCCTGACAGCAGGACTGGGCTTTCTGCTCATTATGACGAAAACATTTGGTTGGCATCTTCAGGTGGAGGTATCGGTGGATACTGGGGAAATGTTCGTAGTAACGGTGTTTCTACTACTCACGGTAGTAAGTCTACTGGTTCCATTCCTTTCATGCATGTCGTAGATTCTCAGATGTTAGCCTTCAATCAGGGTGTAACAAGACGTGGTTCTTATGCAGCTTACATGGATATCAGCCATCCTGAGATTGAAGAGTTCATTAACATGCGTAAAGAATCAGGTGGTGATATCAATCGTAAGTGTCTTAACCTACACAATGCTGTAAACATTAACAATGAATTTTTAAAAGCTGTACAAGAGGATGCAGACTACAGATTAGTTGACCCAAAATCTAAAGAAGCTATTAAAGTTGTTAATGCTCGTGACTTATGGTTCCAACTTATTCAAGCAAGAGCAGAGACAGGTGAGCCTTACATTGTTAATATTGATAAATGTAATGAAGCTTTACCACAGAAACAAAAAGATTTAGGATTAGAAATTAAACAAAGTAATTTATGTTCTGAGATTACACTACCAACTAATGAAGAACGAACCGCAGTGTGTTGTTTGTCAAGTGTAAACTTAGAACACTTTGATAAGTGGTCCAAGAACGAACAGTTTATAGATGATTTAATAACCATGTTGGATAATGTACTCCAACACTTTATAGATAATGCAATTGATACAACACAGTTAGGAGAATACAATGCAAACTTCAAAAGATTTACAAAACATATCAGAGAAGGTAAGGAAGGCTTTAAGAAAGCTGCTTACTCTGCTTACAGGGAAAGGTCAGTCGGTCTTGGTGCGATGGGATTCCATTCGTATCTTCAAAAGAATAACATACCTTTTGAAAGTATCTACGCTACAGGCTTCAATTACCAAACTTTTCAATACATTAAAGACAAAGCCTTGGAAGCTTCTCGTAGACTCGCTGAAGAACGTGGTGAGGCTCCTGATATTAGTGGTAGTGGTCTTAGGAATGCTCACCTTTTGGCTGTTGCTCCTAACGCTTCTAGCAGTATCATTTGTAGTGGTACGTCTCCTTCGATTGAGCCATACAGGGCTAATGTTTATACGCACAAAACTCTTTCAGGCACGTACCAAGTCAAAAACAAACACTTAGAAAAACTTTTAAAGAAAAAAGGGTTGAAAGGTGATGAGCTTACCAAGCTTTGGAAAGACATTGCAGGGATGGATGGTTCTGTTCAACATTTGGATATTCTTACTGATGAAGAAAAAGAAGTATTTAAAACTGCTAATGAGATAAATCAGATATGGATTGTTGAACATGCTTATAAACGTCAAGAGTTTATATGCCAGTCACAGTCTGTTAATTTATTTTTTACACTTCCAAAGGCTACAGAGTCACAAGAAGTTCATGATGAGTATATGCAGTATGTCAATGATGTTCATTGGTATGGTGCAAACAAACTAAAGTCTTTATATTACTTTAGGTCTAATGCTGCTCGTAATGCAGAAAATGTTAATATAAAAGTTCCACGTATTAAACTTGATGAAGTGGAATGTATAGCTTGTGAGGGTTGATATGGATTGTTGGCACTGTGGAACACAATTAATATGGGGTGGAGACCACGACATAGAAGATGAAAACGATGAGTACATTATGGAAACTAATTTAAGTTGCCCTAAATGTAATTCAGAAATAATAGTATATTTACCAAAGGAATAATTATGAGTTTATTAGGAACAAGAGAATATTATAAACCGTTTGATGATGCATGGATGTTTGACTACTATGTACTACAAAACCAAATGCATTGGATGCCGGAGTCTGTACCATTACATACAGATGTTAAAGACTGGCAAGAGCTTTCAAAGACTGAGAAGAATTTACTGACACAAATCTTTAGATTGTTCACACAGTCTGATGTAGATGTTGGTTCAGGATACATAGATAGATACATGAGAATCTTTAAGAAACCTGAAGCACGTATGATGATGGCATCGTTTGCTAACATGGAATCTATTCATCAACATGCTTACAGCTTACTGCTTGACACAGTAGGTATGCCGGAAATAGAGTACAAAGCTTTTGCAGAGTATGAAGAAATGTCTGATAAGCATGAATATATTAGTGGTATTAAGACAACATTAAAAGATAAGAAAAGCATTGCAAAAACTTTAGCAGTCTATTCAGCTTTCACTGAAGGCTTACAGTTATTCTCAAGCTTTGCAATCTTACTTAACTTCCCACGCTTTGGACGTATGAAAGGTATGGGACAGATAGTTACTTATTCTATACGGGATGAGTCTATGCACGTGGAAGCCATGACTAAATTATTCAGACAGTTTATTCAAGAAAACATAGATATATGGACAGATGATTTCAAAAAAGAAATATACGAAGTCTGTCGTGAAATGGTTAAGCTTGAAGATAAGTTTTTAGACTTGGTGTTTGACATGGGAGATATTCAAGGACTAACTAAGAAAGATATGTATGCTTACAATAGATACATAGCTGATAGAAGATTACTTCAGCTAGGATTAAAGACTAACTTTGACCAAAGAGAAAATCCTCTTGGTTGGTTGGATGAAGTCATGGGAGTTGAGCATCAGAACTTCTTTGAGGGTCGTGCTACCTCTTACATGAAAGCTGGGCTACGTGGTAGGCAAGATAAAATTTTGTTTTTTGATACAAGTGGAGAAGAATAATGAGCAAAGAAACTGAAGCAAACTTAATAAGCTTTAAAGTTTTATTAACGAGAGACAATAAAATAGTTACAGAGTTTAGTATGTTGCCTGAAAATGAAGTAGATAATATTTTTAATATAGATGAAAGAGATATTATAAAAGCTGTACTTAGACATGGTAAAACTAAAATGGGTGATTTACATAATTATCTTCAAAGAGAATTAAATGCTTTAAAGTATGGGTAGAAATTAATCTACCCACACCTTTACAAAGCCTGTGAAATTATTTAGATATTTTAATCTTTACAGGCTTCTTCTCTTCAGGAATAACTCTTTCCATTTCTATAGAAAGTAATCCATTTTTAAGTGTTGCCTTTTTGATTTCAATATCATCGGCTAAATTAAAACTTCTTTTGAAAGAACGTTGAGCTAATCCTTGGTGAATAACACCATCAACTTTTTCTTCTGATTTCTCATAAGAAATTGTTAAGGTTCTTTCTTCCAAAGTAATATCAATGTCCTTGTCAGTAAGTCCTGCCATAGCCATTTCAATTGTGTAGTTTTCTCCATCCTTGATAAGATTATAGGGTGGATAAGTTGGTGCTGATTTAGCACGAGATTGTGTCTTCAACATCTCATTAAAGAGTCTGTCAAATCCCACATAGGTTGGTGTGAATAGACCATTAAGGTCCAATATATTTCTGCTCATAATATACTCCTTTTAATAAGCAAGTTTATAATAGCCTTAGAACACTCATAGAGCCATTCTAAGAACGTTTCTGATAGTACCCTATATGAGGGTAACTGTCAAGAAATCAAGAGACAGGAATGCCACATTCTTTTAATCGTTGGTATTCTCTTTGTCTAATATCGTTTAATTCTTTTTGTAAAAATTCTATTCTTTCGTTCTGCTGTACATCTAATGGTAGCATACCACCAGTTTCCCATTCACGAATCCAAATAGCATGTTCTTTAACATCATCTTTAAGTTGCATGTTTTCTATTTGTAAAATATTTATTTGCTCGTTTAGTGTAGCATATCCATATACTGCAACTGATAAAGCTACCCCTATTTGAATAAGATAACTTAAAGAAATATTAAGAGATGATTTTTCGTTTAGTGTAGGTTTCATCTGTCAGGTGTATTCGATGCTCCAAAGTAAAAAGATATTACTGCACTTGCCAAGCCTCCTAAATAACCTAACACTAAATTTATAAGAGCTTCAGAGTTTTGTTCAGGCGGTTGTAAGGTTACTAAAAAGATATAACCTAAGAAACCACCCACGGTAGCAATTCCCATAACACGTGCAGTCCAGTCTTTGCTAAACTTTCCTCTAGCATCTTGTGTATCTT